ATGGTTATGGTAACTTTTTTTATGCACCACCATCTGGTGCAAAAGCATTGTGTTCAAAAAGTTTAGGGAGTTAATATGGCAGCACCAACAATACCAAATGGCGAAGAACAGTTCTTTGTAACCAAATATGAAGGCACAGGTGCTGGGCAGAGGGTTGGTAAGTTCGTACCTTTTACAGATAATGGCACGATTGCTAATAGTGTTATATTTAATGATGCTGATAATGCCTATTTATCAAGAACAAATGATGCTGGAGATAGAGATACTTTTACTATTTCTGTTTGGGTGAAAAGATGTACATTAGGTGCAGTACAACATATTTTTGATACTTATGATGGTTCATCCTCAAATGATGGGTATATACGATTTAATTCTGATAATACAATTTCTACTAGAATAGGAACACCATCTAATCATCTTTACACTACAAATAGAACATTCGAAGATACCAGTAAATGGTATCATATCATGTTATCTGTCAACACTAACGATAGTACAGCAGCCGATAGAGTTAAATTGTATGTTGATGGAGATAGAATTACTTCATTTTCTACACAAACAAATGCTGGTTCTGCTGATGATACACAGTTTAATTATAGTTCAGCAACATTTAGAATAGGTAGTACAACGAGTGGTAGTTATGATTTTGATGGTTACCTTGCAGAATTTAATCAAGTAGATGGTTCGGCATTAACACCTGACACTTTTGGCTTAACTGATACCTCAACTGGTAGATGGATTCCAAAAACATTAAGTGGTATTACTTATGGTACTAATGGATTTAGATTAAAGTTTCAAGATAGTTCAGCTTTAGGAGATGATACAAGTGGAAATACAAATGATTTTACAGTTAGTAATATAACTAGTTCTGATCAGACCACCGATAGTCCAACATCTAATTATAGTGCTTTTACAGCAACTGGTTCAACAGGAACTATTTCTTTAGCAGATGGTGGGTTAAAACCTACATTTTCAAGTAGTGCAGGAGATGCGTCTGGTTCGGCTGTACCTTCAACTTTTCGCATACCAGTAGGAAAATGGTATTTTGAATATTATATGGCTGGTACAAATTCTGAATTAATTAATTGGGCAGTTGCAAAAACAAATACAAGTTTTTCTGGAAGATTATTTACTCTTTCTGGTTTTAAAACATACTATCCCTATGTAAGGTCTTTTTATGAAGGTAGTTCAGAATTAATTACTGATACTGATATGCCATTAGGACAAGATGATACTACAGTTGGTTTTTATATTGAAAGAAAAACTGATGGAACAGTAAATATGTGGGCAGGAGATGATGAGGCATCAACAGGAACTTTTGCTTTTCAATCTTCTATGAACCCAGCAACTGGTGCTAATGCTGTTGGAAATTCCTTTAGTCCTGATGATGAATTACGATTATATATAGGAAATGAAGGAAATGGAAATTATAGTGGTGGTGTAAGAGGTACTTTTAATTTTGGTCAATTAAAAGTAAGTCCTATTGATAGTGGTACTAGTTTAACAGATTATACTAGCACAGCAGGAGGTTACTTTAGGTTTCAACCTACAACAGGTTTTAAAGCATTACAACAAGACAACCTACCAGAAACAGCTAAAGGTATAACTGGGATGGCTTGGATTAAAGGCAGAGATACAACTTACAATCATTTACTTATAGATAGTTCAAGAGGTGGTGATAAACAATTACAACCCAATTTAAATAATGGTGAATTAACTCAACCAGATATGATACAAAAATTTTTAGCTGGTGGATATTCAGTTGAGGATTTTGCTAATTTAAACACATCTGGTCAAAGTTATGTAGGCTGGAACTGGGTGGGAAATGGAGGAACATCTACTTCTATTACAACTGGTACTATTGATACTGTAGTGCAAGCTAATACAACAGCTGGTTTTTCTATTGTAAAATATACTGGCATAGGTTCTGCAGGTTCAGCTTATCATGGTTTATCACAAGCTCCAGATGTTATATTGATTAAAGATAGAGATAATAATTCTACAAATTGGAGAATGTATCATAAATCTTTAGGAGGTATAACAAAATATATATTGTTAAATTCTAATGCCGCTGTGGCAACTGCATCTATGTGGGGAACACCAACATCTGATGCTTTTATTGTTGGAGGTTCTGGTTATGAAGTTAATGAAAGTAGTACCGATTATGTTGCCTATTGTTGGAGTGAAATTGTTGGCTACTCAAAATTTTCTAGCTACTCTGGAACCGGAAATGTAGATGGTACGTTTGTCTATTTAGGATTTAAACCAGCTTTAATAATAATAAAATGCACAAGCAATGGTTCAACAGATTGGGTAATGTATGATAATAAAAGAAGTCCATTCAATGATACCTCAACTAGCAGCACTACTTTATATCCAAATTTAAGTTCTGCTGATGCATCTGCTGGTGGTTTAGATTTTTTATCAAATGGTTTTAAGTTAAAATCAACAAATGGATATAATAATGGTTCATCAAGAACATATATCTACATGGCATTTGCTGAACATCCATTTGTAGGTGATGGAACTAATCCAGTTACTGCTAGATAATTTATTATGAATATGGTATAAGGAGATATTATGTGGGCAATAGTTAAAAATAGTCAATTAATAGAAATAAGTAATGGTAATAAACCTATTACAGTAGGAGATGTTGTTCATCCAAAAGATATATTTAAACATTGGACTAAATCACAATTAAAAGATATTGGTGTATATGAGTTTATATCTGGATCAACACCAGATGATAAGTTTGAAACTGCAACAACTACATCTTATAAAGTAGATGATTCTAAAGGTACAGTTACAGAAACTATTAATAAAAAAGATAAAGCAATAGCTGATACTTTATATACTTCTCAAAACAAAACTGATGGTGTTATTCCAGATGGTAAAGATGTAGGAGATGTAGCAAGTAAAGGTTTAAAAACTATATATACAGAACAAATACAAAAACAAGCATCTAGTTTATTAACACCTACAGATTGGATGGTTACTAGAAAAGTTGAAGATTCTAGCAAATCTATACCAAGTGCTGTATCTACATATAGGGCATCTGTTAGAACAGAAGCTGATAAAATAGTAAAAGCAATAAGTGATTGTGATACCCTTGATAAGTTAAAAGCATTGTTTGTTACAGAATATAACAGTGATGGATCGGTTAAAACATTGGCTACAATGCAAACATTACCTAGTGATAAAGATATTGAGGAATATAAAAGATGATGATAACAAAAAAAATAATTCGGCTTTCTAATATTTTAATTAGTATTCCTAATGAATGTAAAAGAATATGGGATTATTCTGAAAATCGGTGGGGATATAAGTTTGAAAATAAAATTAAAAATGGACACTAGAACATTACAAGATGTAGCTATGGAATTAACTGCACATGAAAGAGAATGTGCTGTTTATAGAGATATGACAAAAATATCTTTAGATAAATTAGAAAGTAGAATTAAACGATTAGAGGTGCTTATTATGGGGTCAACTATATCTACAGTATCTTTAGTAATAGTTGTAATAATGAAAATAATATGAGAAAAGAACATAAAAGTAAAACAGGTGGATTAACAGCAGCAGGTAGAAAATACTTTAAAAGAAAAGAAGGTGCTAATTTAAAACCTCCTGTTAAGAAAGGTACTAATCCTAGACGAGTTAGTTTTGCTGCTCGGTTTTCAGGCATGAAAGGTCCTATGAAGGACAAAAAAGGTAAACCAACAAGAAAAGCACTAGCATTAAAAAAATGGGGGTTTGGTAGTGTAGCAGCAGCAAAAAATTTTGCAGCAAGGCATAAGAAAAAAAAGTGAGGGGAAATGTTAATAGACCCAATTACAGCATTTGCAGCTACTAAATCTGCAATATCGTTAATACAACAAGGTGTAAAAGTAGGTAAAGATTTAACCGAATTGGCTAGTCCTATTATGAAATGGGCAGAAGCAGAATCACATATAGATACACATTCTAGTAATAAAGGTAAAAGTATGTTTGGTAAGTTTAGTACAATAGAACAAAATGCTATTGCAGCTCATTTACGAAAAATGGAAATAGAAAAAATGAGAAATCAATTACGAGAAATATTTTTATTATATGCACCAGATGGGTTAGTCCAATGGGAAGCATTACAAAAAGAAATAGCTAGACAAAGAAAAGAACATAAAGATGCTATTAAAAGGCGAATAGAAGCTCGTAGAAAAAGATTGCATATAATTATGTGGTTTGGAGCAGCAATAGGTGTTTCTGTTGTTCTAGGTGCAGAATTTTACTTTTTGTTAAACTAACTTTTTAATCCATCTACCTCTATTGTTTAATATCATTGGTAATAATCTTGGAATACCATTTAAAATAATACCACAACCAACAATAAATCTTGTTCTAAAGTTTTTAGCATAACCAAATGCCATGCTTTTTTGATTAATTAAACAACCTACATTCATAGCAAAGTATAAGTTATCTGGATTTGCCCACCATTGTATAAGGAATTTTGTATGGTAATGTCCTTGTACTGCTGACATACCCATAGTTTGTGATACTTTAAGTATATCTGTTGCTCTACCATGTGTAAAAAAACATTTTTGTTTGTTAGACATTTCTAATGTTAAATCATCTACCCATTCCCATTTTTTTGTACCAAGAAAATCTCCATAACTTTTTAAAAATTCTTTACTCATTCCATATCGTAATGCTCTACGAAAGACTAAACTAGAATGATTGCTTTCTACTTCTATCATATTAGGAAAAATAGATTCTAATTCTTTTATGTATTGTTTAGATAATCTTAATTCATCACCTGCTGATGGTAAATCTGGATTATGTGAGTGCATACTAATTGCATGAAAGTCTAAAAGATCACCAATGTTTACAATAAAATCTGGTTTATATTCTTTTTTAATTTCTTGAAGAAATGCAAAACTATCCTTATGATGATAAGGAATATGCAAATCGCTTATAACTAATATTCTTTTGTACATAAAAAGTTATCCACAGGTTAAAAGTACCATATTTTGTGGATTATGCAAGACTATGCATGATTTCAGCTAGGTGTTCTGCTCTGTTTTTAGTTTGTTTTGCCCATTTAGAATCTAACATTTGTGCAGATGCTTCGGCATAATCTTGATTTTCTAATGCTGCCCACATTTTTTTAAACTTACTTACCCCACCCATTCCTAATTGAAAAACCATTTCAACTATAATTTCGGCTGCTTTGTTTTTAATGATAGTGTTTCCAATTAATTTTTCTGCTTGGTTTACTGCTTCATTAAAATCTCCCTCAAATACATCTTCTAAATATTTCATATCGTATGCTTTACCATCTTCCCATTCTTCATCATCTGTACAAAGATGTCCATAACCTACTGTTCGTTTGCCTAATGTATCTTTATAAACAGTATTACAAAAACCTTCATGGGTTTTAATCCTATCTTTTAGGTTTTCTAAATTGTCAAACATTATTTTTTCATGTTATCTCTAGCTATACCTTTTGACTTTTCGTAGCTACGAAGTCCACCAAGTCCAAGTAAAGATAGAGTTAGGGTCATTAATTCCCCTGTGTTTAGGTCTGGAAGTTTTATTTGAGGATCAACCATTACTGCAATCCATTCAGCAATGGGCATAAAGAAAAAGTTAGTAAAAATGCCTAATGCACATATCCACATAATAGCAGGCCTTGCACCTGCAACAAAAAGACTAGGGTGTTTAGCTTGTTCAAGATTAATTTCTGCTTGTTTTTTATCAAGCTCATTAATTTGTTTTTTTATTTCACCATTAATCTTTGTTTTAAGGTCTTTGTCCTCAACAAATTGATCAATAATTTTTCCTGCTACACCTATAATAGAACCAATAGGTAACATCTACCAAACATTCCATAATATTAAGAATAATAAAACTATTTCTATTAAATGAAAAAACATAATTTTTTCACTATTATAAATAGTCCAATTCTCTAAAATTTCTTTAATTTTATCCCACATAAAGACAATGTTAGGGGGATTTGTGGATTATGCAAGTGTATTTAAGTTAACTAAAATATGGTGTCATTAAAGTGTTTGCACCATTTATTGACTCGGCAATAGTTAGCACATCTAACATCTTCACCTGCTCTATGTACTATTAAACAACCCTTACCTTCTTGCATATTTTTTTCTTTTAGATATTCTTTTGCATCTTTTAAAGTTGGTAAAACCCTTAATGCAGATTTTCTACCATCTTTCATAACTGCAAAGCTATCTTCTTTTCTCCATCTTTCTTTAGGTGAACATATATCTGGTTCTTTTACATCAGCTTGTTGATGTAGTCTTATTCTTTCTCTAATAAAATGGTCTTGTTCTTCTTCTGACCATAACCTAATAGGTATCTTAACAACTTGTGCTTGGGGGTAGTTGTCCGATTTACTAGCTTGTAGTTTAGACCAATCCCTTAATATAGCTATGATATATAATTTATTTATTTTTATATTGACTTTATCTGGATTATGTCTAACTAAAAAATCTAATATATTTAATTGTTCTTCCCATTCATCTTTACCTTTTTGTAAAGCATCTAGTGCTGACCAAGCTGAAGTAGTTTTAAAATCAATTAAATCTCCTTCACTTGTTATGTAATCAAATTGTCCAGATAATGTCCAACCATTCGTAATATCATCATCTTTGTAGAATAATCGTATTTCTGCTAAATCGTTTTCTATCTTTGCTCTTTCAATTACATGATGTACTGATGAACCAAGTAATGCCCATATTCTATCTGCAACATCTTCTTCTATTTCATCTTTATGTTTTACTTCTAAATATCTAATTAAAGGGGGTGCTATCAAGCGAGTAGTAGATATATCTGATCCAGAGGGGTCATAAGGATCATTTTCTACTGCCCTCTTGATAGCTAGGGGAAGGTTCATTTTATTCGTAAGTTTCATAATTATTTACCCCATACTTTATAATATTTTCTATAATCTTCTGGCACAAAAATATCTCTTCCATGATGGTCTTTTACTATTGTGCCGAAATGATCCACAATATAGCCATCTGCATTAATATACTCTATCATGCCATTATTAAAATGGTACTGTGTCATCTGGCTCTATATCACTTTCTCCATGTTCTTTCACATCTTCTTGAGATTGTCCTTCAAGTTCTTTAGACTCTAATATCCAATTTCTAATACCCTCTCTTAATTGATTAAACACAGTAAGTTCACCTTTTTGATACTGCTCAATGCTAAAGACCAATGATTTATTATATTGAATACCAACCTCATCTTTAGTAGGTAATACTGTGCCTATTTTATTTTTGTCATTCTTACCTTCTATAACATTTAGCTGACATACTTTGCCAACAAGGTTGCTTATATCAAAACCTTTTTTTTCATCTTCTGTAAAAGGTCTACCCCTCCAAGAAGTTAAATCTATGGCAAGGTTTGCTTTTTCAAATAGACTATTAGTATAAACTTTGCCAATCTCAATAGGTTCTTCTATATCTTCAACATATACTTCCCAATGTATCAAAACTTTTTTTTTCCATTCTACTTTGCCTTGATAATCGTTTTTTTGTGTCCCTAAATCTATTACTCTAATACACCTTGCATTATGCACACCTTTTGGCACAACAGGATATTTAGATTGTTGGTTATCATCTTTTATTATTAAGCTCATTTTTTTCCCTTTTGTTATAATTATCTAATTAATATAAGTTAATTCAAATAATATGTCAACTATATATTGACAAAAGTTAATAAAATTATAATATATGTAGTATGAGTTATGAATTAGCCATAGAAAGAAAACAAGAAGTCATCACTAAATATGGTGGTGGTAAGAATTTATCTCGGTTATTAAAGATATCGCACCCTGCTGTGTCTAAATGGGAAGTGATCCCACAATTAAGGGCATTTCAAATTGCTAATTTTGGTGATTATACAGTAGATTATATTAGACCAGATTTGAAATTTTAAAAGGGGAGCTGTGAACTCCCCCTTTAATTT